TTTATAGTAAATACTGCCGCATACGGTGTTCCCAACATCAAACTACCCGAAAGCCCCACTATTAGAGGGGTACATCCTGGAGTGACTACCTTCCCATAGCTTAATCTACCATTAACTAGTACGTAGCCTAGGTCCTCCATATGTGGCAAGTCCAACCGACCAAACCGGACAGTAATACCATAGTATGATTCTATTCCACCCAACACAAAGGTAGAAACTTGATCATACAGACATTTCTTGACTGGTAGACCTGTCACTGCCGAATATAAGGCATCTGCCCGCTCCCTGTCTTGCAGCTCATAGTTATTAGGTGTCTTCAAATTACGTAATAAGCCATACATGTTTTTCGTATTGTGTATCAGCAAATATTCACCCCAATACCAGCATGTGTTAGCAAATAATGACTCGAACACGGGAAGAAAGAAATCATTAGTATCCCGTTTATACTGATTTAGAGCATCTAGGGTGGTCGCAATGCCCTCGCCTGACAACATTTGTGGAACTGCGGCCCTCATAAACCCTGGTCTGGGTAGTACTAACCGTCTTGTTAAGTGTGACCACCAATGCGCCTCAACTGTTTCACACCCTGGCTGTGCTAGCCAGTACCTCATCTGCTGCCTAGCTTCATATGCATCTTCATGTACCCTATGGTTACGGATATACTTGAATAACACAGTCTTAAGTTCTGTAACGTTAAAGTCAAATTGAATATTCAAATCATCAGAGATCTTAATATACCTAATCTTTTGTTCCGATAAACCGAGATCTATGTCCTGATCTATCAAGAAGGGTGTATTACGTAGATTTCCGTTCATCATTTTATTTAGTATGGCTACTTCTTTCATAGTGAAACCGTCCAAATTCATAACCCCATGATAACGGTTTAAGTCTGCCAGTTCTACATCATTATCCGGAACCAACCTGTTTACTGGTGTGAGTATAAGTTCGTCTGACGTAGTTGTTTTAAATAAGTCTGCCGGTATCTTGAAGAGCCCATTTACAAAGCCCATATGGTCACCAAAATGTTGTCCACTGCTTGAGTGCCCGTCGTCGTAAGTGTACATCTTCCAAACTTTAATATCTTTGATAAAGCTGTACTGTTCCTTTTGAGCGTCAGTCATGTCCTGTGGGTTGTCATACAATGCAGCCGGTACGCCATCCACCCACGTGTCAAGCTCACGTATCCAGTGGTAGATATCCCTGTCATATTTAGTTATTCCCACAGCTGTGTCAATCGTTCTTATGTATTCACACAACTTGTCGACCTTTTGAGTTTGGTTCGCTGCCTCTACAATCTCTTTAACTAGCTCCAATCTAAGCTTAATCTTATGATTGTACTGAGTGTTCTTCTCTACCATGTCTAGCTTTGCTATATATTGATAAAACACGAACAACAAGGACATTGAGTTGTCATAAAACCTGTTAGTGATCACCGAGTCAAAGTACTTGTTTAGGCGTTGTTCCTTCAAGTCTGTTGATGTACTTATTTCACGCAACATTTTAAGAACAGCCACGTATGATGGGGTTCCATCTGTATTCAAACAAGCTTTGTTCAAACCAAATACTGATTGTTGGTTTGGTCCGATTAAGATGCTTTGTTTAATGCCGTATATAGTACCTTTGGCCATGCTAACTGCCGTCTGTCGCATTTGTTCTGCCATAGTACTTATCGCCCAGGGCTTTTCGCGGTTTTTAAGACCATCCTGGTCACACCCTGCCCGTTTTGCGGTTTCAGGTGTCTCAAATATTTTATTGTCCTTTTGGACATCATGTTTAGTCTTGCCGACCTTTTGAATATCTAGT